CAAAACACGGTTGAACATATTGACTGTTTTTGTGGGGATTGGGCCTTTGATGTAAAGGGACAAAGGAGAAAGAAAAGAGAAAACGACGACTTTTGCGATGACCAAATACTTTTGGAAATTAAAGGAGTTGCAAGTTTTGATGGCTGGCTTTACGGCAAGGCCGAATACATCGCCTGGGAAACATCTGATTCCTTCCTTATCTTTAGAAGGCAAGACCTTGTAAATCATTACGAAGCCAACGAACATCTTTACGAAAAAATCAACCGTCCAAACAAAAAAGACCTTTTTGTATGGGTGCCATTTGACCATCTCAAAACAATTAAATTTTCAATTTTACCTAAAACCCCAATCCAAACCATGAGCAACTACACCCCCCAACCCAACACCTTCACCCTGTTCTCCAACGACAAAGGCGACAATCCGAAGCGGCCCGATTATCGTGGCGATATCATCCTCCCCGACGGGACCAAGATGCGCTTGTCCGCATGGGTCAAGGAAGGGCAGAGCGGCAAGAAGTTCTTGAGCGGCAAAGTGGAGCCGATGAACGAATCCCGTCCAGCAAATGCCTTTGAACCACAGGCTGGAGATATGCCGTTTTAGTGTAACTTTGCCCGAAGATTACATTTAAGATTAGACGCATTCCTTGTATAGCAGCCAAGGAGTGTTTAGATAAAGGGTTCCCGTTAAACCCCTCGCCCTGGCTGCTGCTATCAGTCGGGGCGTTTTTTTTACTACCACATGGAAAATAGTTGGTACAAGCACTCCCCCAGCGATTGGCTCGCAGGACGAATCAGCCGCAAATCTTTTGAATTGCAGGGGGCATTCATTCACATTTGTCAACTCTACTGGGTCAAGCACGGCCACTTTACGGCCCATCAAGCAAGCCTTGAAATCGGGGCGACCCTGCTTGGTCAGTTGATGGAAGCCGAAATCATCAAGGAGGAAGGCGAACAAATACGCATTGAGTTCCTTGACTTGCAGATGGCTGACCTTGACCGTCTAAGTCAGCGAAGGAGCGAGGCTGGACGCAAAGGCGGCGAGAACAAAGCCCAAGGAATAGTCAAGCAATATATAGCAAGTGCCAAGCAAATGGTAGCAAGTGCTAAGCAAAACGAAGCAGATAAGATAAGATTAGATGAGATAAGAGAAGATAAGATTGAGATACAAGAGAAGAAGAAGAATACTTGTGTCCTGTTTGACCAATTTTGGGCCTTGTACCCCCGCAAGACCTCCAAGCAGTCCGCATCCAAAGCCTTCGCCAAACTCAAAGACGAGGACCAGCAGAAGGCCATCGCAAACATCAGACGGCTCTACTCCGAAACCCCCATCCAGTTCGTACCCCATGCCGCCACCTACATCAATCAAGCCCGCTGGGATGACCAAGTGATTCCCCGAATATCTACCTTTAGCCAACTAAACCAAAGTGATGACGAACCCCTACCATCTTACCGCTGAGCGCAGGCTCCTCTCATGCCTCATGGACCAATTTATCAACCGAGCGGTCCTCCTTCTGCAAATCCCCGAACGGTTGTTTACAGGAAACCATGTCCTTGTTTACAGGGCCATTGAAGCCCTCCACCGAGCCGAGCGACCCGTTGACTTGGTGGCCGTTCACAAATACCTCATAGACAACGGTCAGGCCCATGTCATCGCAGAGTTCGTGGACATCCTTGACGGCAATACCCTGACCTCCGATTGGAAGGTCTATGCCTCGGACCTTAACGAAGCGTGGAAGCAGCGGGAGGAACAACGCATCATGGACGAGTTGGCCCATGATAGGGACATACCCAAAGCCTTCGCCCGTTACCAATCCATGCAAGCCATTGAAACCAACGCCACCGAAACCACCGCTCACGAACTGGCCAAGACCTACCTTATGAACATGAACGAGGTCAGGGAAGGCAGACGCAAGGATTCAATCTTTCCCACCTACATCAGCCCAATGGACCGAATGCTGACGGGATTCAAGCCTACCGAGTTTATCCTATTGGGCGGTCGGCCCGCAATGGGTAAGACGCTCTTGGCCCTGCAAATAGCCATGAATCAAGCCATGGCCGACATTCCCGTGGTGTTCTTCACGCTGGAAATGTCAGCGGAGCAACTGACCCAGCGGATGCTTTCCAACCTCGCCAATATGGACGGGGCGCACTTTCTCAACCCCACCGAGCGAATCAGCACAAAAGATTTCATGGACTTGGGCCAAAAAGCGGACCTCCTAAAGTCCAAACCGCTCTACATCGTGGACCTACACCAAGCCAACTTGGACCGCATTGAAGGCGAAATTGCCAAACTCAAAACCAAGTATGGGATTTGCGGATTCTACCTTGACTACCTCCAACTGGTTGAGCCAACCAAGATTGACAAGGCCAAGCCCAAGATTGAGCAGATGACCAACATTTCCAAAACGCTTAAAGCCATATGCAAACGGCAGAAAGTGTTCGGGGTCGTTGTATCCTCCCTATCCCGTGCAACCGAAGGAAGAAGCGACCATCGGCCCATCATGTCGGACCTTCGGGAAACGGGGCAGTTGGAGTTTGATGCGGATAAAATCGGTTTCGTTTACCGACCCTACGAACACGACAGGAACCAGCCATCGGACCTCATGGAGGTCATCGTCCGAAAGAACCGCAACGGAAGCCTTGGCATCGCAAACATCCAATGCCACCTTCCCTTTACCAAAGCCAACGAGTACCCACCCAATTCGCTATGATGGAAGAATACAACCTCCAAGCCGCCTGCGTCAAGTTGTTTGCCCTTATGCGACCCAACGAGCAGGGGTTGCTATTCCTCAACCTCAACAACCCCCGTTCCCGCTCCAACGGTTTCTTCCTAAAGGGAATCGGGCTGACCGCTGGCGTTGCTGACATGACCTACCTATCGCCGAAGGGTGCCGTATTCTTGGAATTCAAAACACCCAAGGGCAAGCAGTCCCTCTCGCAGAAATGGTGGCAGGGGGTCGTGGAGGCAGTTGGCTACAGGTATGTAGTCATCCGCTCGGTAGAAGATTTCCAACAAGTGTTGGCTGAATGTTGCTAACTTGTGTATATCTTTGACCTACTAAACCCTAAACCCATGAAACCAACCCCCACCGATTTCCGCCGCTGGCAAATCCACATCCGCAAGGAGTGCGTGAACTGCGACCGCCCCGACCGCTCCGAAACTATCAAGCCTTGGACCGTGAACTGGACCCTACTCGGTCGCATCCTTCAAGCCAAAAACGCATGACCATGCCTTGGATACGACCCCAAGACCAAATGCCCAAGGAGGGCGAACCTGTGCTAATTACTGACAAGGAAGGACTGCAAATCGTCGCTTGGTATGAATTTGAAACCAATAAATGGCACTCCGAGAACCACGCCTGGTTCACCAGCGAAGTCAACTATTGGATGCCAATTCCCGAAATCGTTTAAGCCATGACCCCAGCACTCATCCATCATCTTGTTGACACCACCGCAATGATATTCGGCATCACGCCCGACCAAGTGCGGTCCCCGTCACGGGAACGGCCCTGCGTCATCGCTCGCAATATCGTGGCCGACATCGCCTATAACGAGTACCTATTCACCTTCATGGCTATCGGGAAGGAGTTGAACCGCCACTATAGCACAATCATTATCAACTTGGAATCCTTCCACAACGACTGCAAGGCCAAGCCGCAACTCCGCTACCTACGGAGGCAAGTTTTCAACAATGCACAAGACTACTTGCAGACGGCTGAAGGAGCCTATATCACTGACACTCTGCAACTTCCGCCCACCGAATAGCCCGAAACTGCCATCACGCCCAAGGGGTCGGCCTAACCGCTGACCCCTTTTTTTTGCAATCTTTGCATATGCAGTCAGCAGAACAAACGATACTGGACCTCTACCGAAGCGGCGAAATCCGAAAAGCCTGCCTCACCATCACGGGGGGCGACCCGCTTTGGAGGGACTTGGAACAGGAGTGCGTCCTCATACTGCTGGAGAAGGACCCCGCCAAAATTTTGCAAATACAAGCGCAGGGGTACTTCAAATTCTATGTGGTGCGTTTGCTGCTGAACCTGTACCGAGGCAAGAATAACCAATTTGCCCAAAAGTATCGCCATCACGACCTGCTTGAAGAACTTGACCCCGATTCCCCTATCCCCCAGTCCGAGTACGATTCCCTCATGGACGACCTGTGGGCCATCGCCGAGGCGGAAATGGACACATGGGCCAAGGACGGGGCGTTCCCGTACGACAAGGAATTGCTCCGCCTGCACCTGCGCACGGGGAACATGAAGAAACTATCTCGTGACACGGGTATTCCGTACCGCAGTATAATCTATTCCATTGACCAAGCCAAGGCCAAAATCAAGGCTGCAATCCAAAACCATGGACACGCTGATATTTCCCCTGCTGATTAGTTCGCTGACCGCCCTTGCCATTGCGGAGTACCATGTCCTCCCGCAGGCCTGGTACAAGACCTGGTTCGCAAGGAACAAGCCATTCTCCTGCGTCACCTGCCTGACCTTTTGGGTGGCAGTTGCCCTGACCCTGCCCACCTGCGGTTGGGTGCTCGCTCCCGTTTACGGCCTCGCCTCGGCGGGGTTAACCGTTGTCATCCTGCAACTGACGAACCGATGACCCAAGACGAGTTTGTCCTTGCGCAAAAACACCGCCATTACTGGGAGCAATACCAAGCCGCCCTGTTCATGCGGTTAAGCCCCGAAGCGGTCCATGATTTGCAGACCATCCTCGTCGCCCACGGCAGACCGAACACAAATTGGTGGTGTGCGGACTGCGTAAAATCGGCTCTCCAATACATTTACCAAGAGGCGGACCAGTTCGCCGAAGCCAACCAGCAGACCGTTAACCATGCCATTACCAACCCCAACCCAAGCGGAAACCAAGGATGAGTTCATCACTCGTTGCATGGGCGATGCGTCCACAAATTCCGAGTTCCCCTACCAAAGCCAACGCATGGCCGTCTGCGCTCACCTGTACGCTAACGAGCAGCGTCAGC